CCGCCTAAGAGATTTAGAGTCCAGTCCAAAAATTATTTCCTCACATATCCCCAGTGCTCTCTTACTAAAGAGGAAGCACTTTCCCAATTAGAAAACCTACAAACTCCAGTTAACAAGAAGTTCATCAAGATCTGCAGAGAATTGCATGAGAATGGGGAACCTCATCTGCATGTGCTCATCCAGTTCGAAGGGAAGTACCAATGCACGAATAACAGACTCTTCGATCTGGTGTCCCCAACCAGGTCAGTACATTTCCATCCGAACATTCAGGGAGCTAAATCCAGCTCCGATGTCAAGTCCTACATCGACAAGGACGGGGACACCATTGAATGGGGAGAATTCCAGGTCGACGGTAGATCTGCTAGGGGAGGTCAGCAAACAGCTAACGATTCATATGCCAAGGCGTTGAATGCAGGATCTGTTCTAGGTGCCATGACGGTTTTGAAGGAAGAACAACCCAAAGATTTTGTCCTGCAAAATCATAACATCCGCTCAAACCTAGAGAGAATATTCGCAAAGGCTCCGTCACCGTGGGTTCCTCCGTTTCAACTCTCCTCATTCACTAACGTGCCGGAGAGGATGCAAGAGTGGGCGGATGATTATTTTGGGTGTGATTCCGCTGCGCGCCCAGAGAGACCTGTTAGTATCATCGTGGAAGGTGATTCGAGAACAGGGAAGACGATGTGGGCTCGTGCGTTAGGCCCACATAATTATCTTAGTGGACATCTGGACTTCAACCCAAGAGTCTATTCGAACGAAGTGGAGTATAACGTCATTGATGACGTCGCACCGCAATATCTAAAGCTAAAGCACTGGAAAGAATCTTTCTGGGGCCAGAAGGACTGGCAGTCAAATTGTAAGTACGGCAAGCCAGTTCAAATTAAAGGAGGGATCCCATCAATCGTGCTTTGCAATCCTGGTGAGGGTGCCAGCTATAAAGATTTCCTGAACAAAGAGGAAAACTCATCACTACTTAACTGGACCATCAAGAATGCGGTCTTCATCACCCTCACATCCGCCCTCTATCAAGACAGCGCACAGGCAAGCCAAGAGGAGGTCGATCAGGAGACGGCGGATTGATCTGGAGTGCGGTTGCTCCATCTACTTCCACATAGGCTGCACAGGGCATGGATTCACGCACAGGGGAACTCATCACTGCACATCAGGCAGAGAATGGCGTTTATACCTGGGAGATCGAAAATCCCCTTTATTTCAAGATGTTCCTAGTAGAGGATCCAATCTACACCAACAGCAGGGTATACAATATCCAGATACGGTTCAACCACAACCTGAGGAGAGCATTGCATCTCCACAAAGCCTTCCTGAACTTCCAAGTCTGGACGATATCGATAACAGCTTCTGGGTCGACCTATTTAGCTAGGTTTAGACGTTTAGTTAACATGTATTTAGATCGATTAGGAGTTATTTGCATTAACAATGTAATTAGAGCTGTTCGTTTCGCAACAGACAGATTCTATGTAACTCGTGTACTGGGAAATCATTCAATAAAATTCAAAATTTATTAATTCATGATCGAATCGTAGAAATAGATACGAATCTTAAGCGTTGCATACACAGGGTTAGACGCATGAGTACATGCCATATACAATAACAAAGCGTTCTCCGTATGATTCTCGTACTTGCCAGCCTCCTGATGGTTGTAGACCACATGATTGTAGACCTTCCAGAAGCGCTTGACTATAGCCTGCTCGTTGCTCGCATACTGTCCACCTGTCACCTTACCATAGAATTTGTGCATGACTTGGTAACGATCGCGTAGATCGTTCTTCACCGTGGCAGTGCTAGGCTCATTGTCGAACATGTTGAACACCTGGCCAAAGTCCATGGGCGTGCCATACGGTCTACGGTCCCTGACCAACCAGAACATGACACTGTTCGTGTGGTTCTTGAGCTTGATGTTCTCATCCATCCAGATCTTACCGAGAATGTACACGGACTTAACACAGAAACGCTTACCAACACGGTGGGTGATACCATTTCCACGTGTCACATCAGATATACACATGACCTTACCCACATGTGATATATCATGACGCTGTTCATAGGACTGGACCTTGCACGGGCCTTCACAGCCTCGTGGGACGCCGGGCGTCTTTAACGTCCGGTATATCCTGGGCTTCCTGTACATGGGCCTGTTAACCCATTCGGAGGCCTTGTTCACCCCCGGCCCACTTCCTGCACGTGGAGAATAATTAGCATTGCGACTAACCTTTGAAGTTCCCGCGATCGAGCGCCATGGGAGATCGCGCTTAGGCATTTTGAGTTAAAGACAGTGGGCTGGGCCCTCTTTAATTTATAACCGACACTCAACAACTTAGCGCCCAAGTTGTTCAAAATATCTAAGCTCGTCAGACGTTACATGATTGGACGAAACGAAAGCGGAGAGCTTTAATTCAAATTAAAGAGGAGCGTGCGCGCGTGGGGGGAGCGTACTCCGCGCGGCCATCCGGTAATATTATAGCGGATGGCCGCCACGTGTTGCAAATCCGTTAATGAGAGTTCTACTATATATTAGCCTCCAATACTCCAATTGAATAGGCCAGTTTTGAGGGAGCTCATCAGGAGTACACACTCTTATTACAAAAATGCCA